CTCTATTGGTAAATACTCAGAAGAACTTCGAAGCGAAGTTATGAGATACGCAATGAGATTTGGAGTTCCACAAACTTCTAATAAATTTAAAATATGTGAAGGCTCAGTTTATGACTGGCTTAAGGCTTATGGCTTGAGTACAGCATATTTCAACCGTTAACCTCCCTGCCCCTGCTCCCTTTTTGGGGAGTGGGGGTTTTTAAGAAACTTTTTTTTTTTTCTGGAAATACATGGCAACAGTTTTAATATTAATAATAATATACTTGAATGTTGCTAATAATGATTCTTAAATAATAATAGTGGAAAGTTAAAAACTTACAGTCCATAAAAAAGGATATTAGTCTATATGAAAACAATTCTGGATAGATTAACTAATGATCTAGAATACAGACAATCTTTACTAGATAAAAGACAAGCTGCTAGCTTTTTAATTCAAATAGAGGCAAAAGAAATAATTGAATTTTCTTACCCTCATATATTAAAAGGATTAGAAAGAAAAGCTACATTGGTTGAAGTAGCAAGTAATATTGGCAGACGTCTTAGACAAAAATTAAGACAAAAACAAAACAGTGTCCTTGATGTACAAGGTGGATGGTTTGTAATTATTAGCTATATTGAGTTAAATATACTAGGTTACAGAAAAAAGCATACTTATCGAAACGGTAAAAAAGATAAACATAGATCTTACTTTTTACATGCTAAAGATTGGAATGCTATTAAACAACTTATGGAGTTAGTAGATACAGAAAAATGTGATATGTTTCCTGTAAATACACCTCCTCCATCGTGGACAGGTGATGCTTATCATGAATCAACTGGCATTAGTATTATAAAGAAAGGCTATGAAAACGCTTTAAAATACTTTGAATCTCATGATATGTCTTATCTTATTAATACATTAAATAAACTTAATAATACTGGTTGGAGAATTAATAATTCAGTATTTAATGTTTATAAACAATGTATGCATACAGAGGTTAATCCTTTTAAATTTACAAAAGAGATTGATCCAATTAAAAGAGCATCTTTAATAATAGAAGCAGAAGCAATACAACGACTAGCTGAAAAGCATTTAGACAAAACTTTTTATCATTTATACAATCTTGATTTTAGAGGTCGTATATATCCAAATACAGCATTTTTACACGAACAATCTAGTGACAACGCTAAAGGCATCTTAATGTTAGATGAAGCAGTCCTACTAGGAAAAGATGGCTATTATTGGCTATGTGTACATACTGCTAATGTTTGGGGTAATGATAAAGTAAGTCTAGATGATAGAGTTCAATGGGTTCAAGATAATTTTGATAAATTAATGGAATACGTGGAGGATCCATTAAGTTATACAGATTGGATGAGCGCAGATAAACCTTTTAGCTTTCTTGCTTCTTGTTATGAACTTAGTATGATAGCTAACTGGGTAAGCGAAGAAAACACTATTGAAAGTTTTCCTAGTTGTTTACCAATATATATTGACGGTTCTAACAATGGCGTTCAACATCTTGTAGCTATGTCTCAGGATGATGAAGTAGCACCACTTGTAAATCTTGTTCCTAGTGAACTTCCAGGTGATGTTTATATGTTTATTGCTGACAAAGTATGGGAACGTTTAGAAGCAAAAGTAAAAGACTTAAATAAAGAAACCAAAGACAGGTTTGAGGAAGTTTTTAATACTGCTGTATCTTTACAAAGAGCATACGAAAATGCCCCTGAAAAGTCTGAGAGAAAATCTTTAGCTTTTCAAGAAGCTCAAAGGTGGCGAAATCAAAATCGTGACTTAAGAGAAAAAATGTTTGCTGTGTATTGGCACAACATTCAAGACAAAAAGATCCAACGTAAAACTGTTAAGCGTAATGTTATGACACTAGGTTATGGCGGTACGTCTTACGGTATGGGTCAACAGGTAATAGAAGACACTAGGGATATATCACCTTATCTAAGAGATAAAGAACATCTCTGGGGTGCTCTCCTTGGCTCTCTTGTACATAATACCTGTTATGAAGAACTTAAAGGTCCAGCTAAAATGTTACGACTATTTCAAACAGTAGCCGACAGAGCTAATGCAAGAAAAGAGCATATGAACTGGATATCTCCCATAACAAATTTTCCTGTAACACAGGCGTATAGAAAACCAACTAATAAGCGAACAGAGCTAAAGTATGGTGATGAGATACTTAAGGTACAGTTACAAGTATGGGAAGAAACAACGGTAAATGAATCAAAGCAAAAAACAGGCGCAGCACCCAATATTGTGCATAGTCTTGATGCTGTTCATTTAACAATGTGTATACATGATGCAGATTATCCTGTTACTGTAGTGCATGACTCTTTTGGGTCTCATGCAGGTAATATGGAAAAAATGTTTTATCATGTAAGAGAAAAATTTATAGAGCTATACGAAAGTATGCCTCTAGAAAGCGTACTAGAACAATTGAAGTCAAGTGACTTAATCCCAAAGAAAGGAAGCTTAAATGTCAGAGACGTTTACAAATCCGACTTTGCTTTTGCATAAATACTTAGTTGTAGAATTTGAAGGTGTAAAAGAAGTCGTACTAGCGTACGATTATGATGAAGATAATAATGCCTTAAAAGGTAAACTAAATCCAGGAAGTGATCAAGAAACATATGTAGAATTATATATGGAAGATCAACCAAATGACTGGTATATTATTGAAATCTTTGGGTAAAAATTACCTGACGTTAAAGAACATTTGTTCAAAATAATTTTAACATATATCCAAGGGGAAGTCTAATTTATGGCTATACTTAACAACGTAGAAATATTCTTTGCTAAACTAGATCCAAATAAACCTAATGCAACTTTTGATGCTAATAATCCTACATGGGAAGTACAAATTCGTACTAGAGATAAAAAAGTAGCTAAAGAGTGGAAAGATTTAAATATAAATGTCAAAACAGATGACGATGATGATGGAGTATTCTACAAAGCCAATTTAAAGAAGAAAACAAAGAAAGCTAATGGAGAACCTCAAAACCCTGTTAAGCTTTTAGGTGGTGACTTATCTGATATCAATCCTAATACACTAGGTAATGGGTCAATTGGTAATGTAAGAATCTATCAGTATAAATACAATGTAGGTGGTCGTGAAGGCATAGCATCTATGCTTATGGCGGTACAAGTTACTACTCTAAAAGAGTACACACCTAAACCAAGAGAAGACGACTTTGAAATGACTGAAATGACAGTTGTTAAAGTTGCTGACAATCAAGACTTATCTGAAGAAGTAGAAGATAATAAACAACTAGATGATGAATTAACATTCTAATTAAACAAAAATAATTTAATGGGAGACTGTAATGGTCTCCCTTTTTTATTAAGGAATATAAATGTTTTATAGAAAAATAGATGGTAAAGGAACTATCTCAATTAAATATGATAAAGATAACGAAGATGTTACTTGGGGAAGAACTCGTAATGTTAATATGGAAACTTTAGACATGTTTATATCAATGTTAAATCATCACATCCAAGAGGAAATTAAAAATGATAACAGTATTTAAAGATAAACCACCTAGTTTAAAAGAAGTACAAGGTCTTGTAGGTGGTTATGTAGAGCACGTTGCAATACCTAATTCAAGAGATCAAATGTATGTTGACGAAGATGGTCTTCATAAAGACTTAGAACTTAATATAGAAGCTTCTAATATAGTAGGTGGTCCAATTGTAGGTCATGCAGTCATATTAAAAGGTGAAGCAATATGGACATGAGACTATGTAAAGGTGTTTATTTAGCTGGACCAATGGCAGGATTAAGACCTACAGTTATGAAAGCTTGGAGAGAAATAGCTAGGCTAGATCTAGAAACTGCACAAATACCTGTATTAGATCCTACTCGTAGAATTAGCTATCATGAACAAACTCTTAATGACAAAGGACTAAATCATAATGCAGCTAATAGAATCTTTAAACAAGATTTAAGGGATATTGCAAGATGTGAAGTTTTACTTGTTGATATGAGAGATCATCATAATGCTAAATCTCAAGGTACAGCGGCAGAAATGATGTTTGCACACATGAAAAATAAAATAATGATTGTGTGGAAAGATAAAGATGATACTCTTAATCCGTTTATAACAGCTATGGCAACTGAAGTATATAATACATTATCAGATGCTATTGATGCTGCTATAGACTACGCTTCATAGGAGGTTACTATGGGATTTAGTCCTAGAATATATGAAGTACACCTATGGCTTCAAGATCCGATAGGAGATTGGTGGTGGGAGCCAAATGGCGGTGCTTATGAAGATTATAATACAGCTTTAAAATGGTATAAAATCTATAAAGAAGGTGGTCATAGTGTAAAGATAGTTGAAACTAAAGTTGTAAGGCTTTGGGAAGATGACAAGGAGTATACATGAGGGAAAATCACAAGCAAATTCTTTTTTCTCTTAATAAACAGGAGTCTTTTTCTGTTATTGAATGGCATGGAAATAAAGAAGTAGCAGTAGTTTTAACAGATGGTACGGGATCACCTCTTGATGTACAAATGTTAAATAGTGCATACGATCTTTATAAATACTTACATAAATACTTTGGTACAGGAAATGTGCTATGAAGGCAGCAGTATATTGGAATCTTCACAAAAATATATTTTCTATACAATCACGAGAGAAAGACAACTATGGAAAAGTAGTTGCTCATAAAGACTCTGTAGTAGTTGGACTACCAAAGTTTGTTGTAAGACAATCTGGAAGAAAAAAAGTATTAAAAGAAAAACAAAAGAATGTACACGCCTTTGTAGTTGGCAATGTAGAGCCTAATATGTTTTACAATTTTGGTTCAGGTAGACTTGTTATATACAATCCTTATAAATATAATAATTTTGTAATGGCAGATACTAAAGAAGACGTTGAAGAAGGTTTAATACTTAGACTTAGAACTCATGATAATAAACCAGTAATGGAGTTATATTAATGCCTACAGCACAAGTAATAGTAACATATGAAATAGACTTTGAAGGTGAAGAAATAGAAACTGGTAGTTATGAAGAATTACATAATTTAGCAGTATCAACACCTTGGACTCCTGATTTAGCAATTCAAGCAGATATTCATCTGTATGATGACAATAATAATACTATTAGTGAAGATGACGAATTCTTTAAAGAGGTTCATAATGGATGAAGTATCTAAAATCTGTGTAATAGAAGATTTTAAAGGCTCTAATTGGTTTCAAATTGAAGTACTAGGAGAGATTCGCGAAGGTGGATCTAATGTACATAATTCAGATGAACCTCTTTGGAGAGAAGTAACTATTACTGATATATACAACACAAGAAGATGTGTAGCTGTATCAAACAGGGTTAAAAGAGCTATAATAGACGAATACGGTGATTACTTGAGAGAGGAATTGTCAAATGAATACGACAGTTAAAAAATTAGACTGGGAAATGATAGATTGTTCTTTTGAAGAAAGAGCAGCAATATTAGAGTATGAAGCTGGATATACACGCTATGAAGCCGAACAAATGGCTGCTCAAATGCAAGGCTATGATAATAAAGCTGCACTTAAAAAACACATTCAAGAACTAAAAGCCAATGAGGTACATTAATGCAGTATCATGTTGAAGTAAGTAATATTGAAGTACTAGTAACCCCTGATTGGCAAAAAGCTTTAGATGCTTGGTCTAATTCTTGTTGGGAAGGTAATTCAAAACAAATTGTAGTTAAAATGAGAAATAAAGAAAGAATCCTTAGAGATCTTCTTGACACTCAAAACTGGTCTAAATTCTTAATAGAAAATAGTAGTTATAATCGAGTAGAAAAGAGAATAATGACAGATATAGCAATGGTAGAACAAAAACATGATGGAATGGAAACAATAGAACCAAAAGATACTGATGAAGGTAACTATGATTATTGGAAAAAAGTAATAGAGAATGAAACAGAAAATATGAATTCATATGCTCGTTTAAATTTTCATGGCAAATTTGAAAATATGAATAACGATGAACAGGATCAAATTATTAATCCTAAACATTATAAGATGATTCCACCTGAAGCATATAAAAGATTTCCAGAAGGTTTAGAATATATGCATTTAATGGAATACATTCTTAAACATCACAACGGAGTAGAGTCACATTTACTAGGACAAATATTTAAGTATGCTTGTCGATTAGGTAAAAAAGATTCTAAACTTCAAGATGCAAAGAAAATTGCATGGTATGCAGATAGATTAGTAAAGGTAATTGATAATGATAACTGAAGAAATTATTTATAAAATAAATCAAGAAAAAGAATTTGTTAAAATTAAACATGATTTAGCAGCAGCGATACAAGCTATTGATACGGCTATTGTCTATCTTACTAAAACTGAAGAATATGATTCAGAAACATTAGACTATGCAGTAGATGAATTAATGGACGTAAAAGAAAGACTAAAAGCTTTATTAGGAGACTAATATGAGAACTATAGATTATTTAGAATCTTACGCAGAAGATTTAATATATCAATTTAAAAATGGTGGTATTAGTTACGTTAATTGTAATTCTGCAGGTACAGATTATTTTGAAACTGAAGATGACTGTGAAAAATATATAAAAGCATTACAAAAGCATATTGAAAAAAGGTCAAAGAGTGTTAAAAAAGTTTGAACAGATTTATATAAAACGAATGGCTTGTATGTACAGGAGAGATAATATTAACTTATCTATTAGACAATGCATACACAAAGCATATCAAGCTTATGAGTATTATCGAGAAACAGAAGTGGAAATGATGTATGAAGAAAAGTATGTTAAAACCAACGTTAGACGATCTTAAATTTGATCTTAAGGGTGGTAATTACAGAGAGTTATCTGAAACTCTAGAATATTGGGCAGAGCAATTTTTTGAAGGTTGCGAAAATAATAATATTACTGAAGAAGATCAAGCTTGGCACGTTCAAGATGCTTACGGAGATTGTATAGCTTATTTAATGTATAATATCTCTAAAGAAATGAAACATATATCAATAGCAGAGGAAGAATAATGGACTATGAAGAAAAGTGGATAAGAGTACATGATGTTGACATAGGTCATATTGAAATGTGTGACAACTTTTCAGAAGTATTAAATGACTGGGATATTGATGTAGAATATCAGCAAGATAAAGAAGGCAGTTTGTATGTAACTATAAACAAGAGAGAAAGTAATGAAACTAGTATTTGATATTGAAGCTGATAATCTGCTTCCTAAGATATCTAAGTTTCATTGTGCAGGTGCTATTAATGTTGATACTGGAGAAGAACATTGGTTTCTTTCTAATCAACTTGAAGAGTTTTTGTCCTTGTTAGACAAAGCAGATGTTATTATAGCACATAACGCTTATGGTTATGATGTAGCTGCTTTAAATAAGCTAACAGGATGGAAACCTAAAGCTACTGTACAATGTACTAAAATAATGAGTCAAGTATTAAACTACCGAAGGTTTGGATTTGGTCATTCTTTAAAGCAATGGGGTGAATTTTTTTTATAATAATCCTCAAAAAGCAAGAGAGTTAAATTTAAGAGGAGGTAAAACTCCTCGAGACGAATATAAAAAACTTGCTGAAGAAAAAGAAAATCTTCTTAAAGGAGACTATACTGGAGGTTTCGAAGAATTTAATAATGATATGTTTGTATATATGAAGCAAGACGTAAGGCTTGGTACTAAAGTATATAAATATCTTATTAAAGAACTTCAAGTTTATATTAAAAAACATAATTGCAAATCTATTCTTCGAGCTTTACGCTCTGAAATGGAATTAGATAGAATTATGACAGAACAGTGTGAGAATGGTTGGCAGTTTGATAAGATAGCTGCCGAAACTTTAGTTAGTGATATAGATAAAAAGATGGAGAAAATTTCTAATTATATCAATCCCTTACTACCAACTAAAGTAAATGTCGTAGATCCCGACACGCAAAAAGAACATGAACCAATTACAGGTAAACGTTATGCGATCAAAAAAAGTCCAACTTACACGAAAGCAGGAAAGCTATCTTCCCATATTGTCAAGTGGTTTGGGGTTGACGTGGGCAGCAATATTGATGATTCCAAAGTCTTGGGAGATTACTGTAGGCTTGATTATACTGTTGGTGATATTGGTAACACTGATACGGTTAAGTCTTATTTGGGGACAATTGGGTGGAAGCCTGATGAATGGAACTGGAAAAAAGTTAACGGACAGTTTGTCAAAGTCTCAGCAAAACTCACAGATAATTCCTTGGAACCATTAGGTGATGCTGGAAAAGCTTTAATGGAGTATTATACTCTAAGATCTAGACAATCAATTTTGAAAGGTTGGTTTGATTATGTTGACAAAAATTCAAGATTACATGGTGATGTTTTTAACGTGGGTACTCCAACGTTTCGGCAAACACATAGAATCATCGCCAACTTACCTTCAGGGAAAGCAACGCTCGGAAAAGAAATAAGAAGCTTGTTTACTACATCTAAAGGCTATAAGCTAGTTAGTGCTGATAGTGCAGCCTGTCAATTAAGATTATTAGCTCATTATATGAATGATCCTGACTTTACTAAACAATTATTAGAAGGTGATGTTCATCAAATGAATGCTGATATTATTGGCTGCACAAGAGGTGAAGCTAAGCGATTTATATTTGCTTATCTTTACGGAGCAGGTGCTCAAAAGCTTAGTGGTTATATTAATAAGTCTGTAAGTGAAACTAAGAAATCTGTTGCTAAGTATAAGAAAGCGTTACCAAAATTAGTTAAACTAGTTAATAAATGTAATGCTGCAATAGAAGAACGAGGCTATATTATAGGCTTAGACAATAGACCAATTAAATTAGCTAGAGACCAAAAACACAAAGCACTTAATTATTTGATACAAGGTGCTGAAGCTGTTGTTATGAAATATACTGTTCAAATGATAGACGAAAGATTAAGAAAATCTAATATTAATTTTAAACATTTATTGTTTTATCATGACGAACACACTGTTGAGGTAAAGGAAGAACAAGCAGAACAAGCTAAAGAAATAATAATTGATTGTTTTGCTGAAGCACCTAAAGCAGTAGGTATTAATATAATGACTTGTGGTGATTGTAAAGTAGGAGACGATTATTATGAAGTACACTAGGGGAATGGTTAAATTGCGTAACGGCAAAATACTACCATATGAAGAAGGTAAAGAATATAATGATATGGTAGTTAAGGTCTGGTATCAAGACCACATTCGCCCTATGTCTTCAAAAGAGCGTAGAAGATCTAAAGAAAGAGAAAGAGCTAATTGGAGGAGTAAAAAGAAATGAGTAATACAGTCTCATTAGAAATTTTAGTTAAAAATAGTTTTGATAAACTATACGATGAAGCAAAATTTCAAGATATAATAATAATGGATGTATTAAAAGATTTATTAGTAGACTTTGAAAAAGAAATATTACAACATACTAAAAACAAAGATACAACCGAAATGGAGGAAGCTAAAGAACAAGCTCATGATGAAGGTTGGTATATAGGCAAAGATGTTGGTTATGATGAAGGCTATGAAAACGGTTATGAAGAAGCCAGATCTTTATTTAAAACAGAAGGTGAACAATAATGTTTACAGTAGAGTTTGAAAAAGATGGTTGTGTAATAACTGTATTATCAGATAATGATGATTTTGAAGACATTGAAGTTATTATAGGAGAAACTGGAAATGTTTTTATCAGGCAATATCAAGAGTTTAAAAACGAATATGATGTTATAGCAATAGGTTATGATCAATTGTTAGACATTGTGTCAGCAGTTAATAGCCCTGAAGGAATGTTTCGAAGAGTTAGGAATGATGTAATATGAAATATAAAGTAGTAGAAGTTCCTTGGATTAACTATGAAGTCCAAGATGAAGAAGGTAGAGTATATTTTAGCGAAGAAGGTAATGTTTTTGAAACTAAAGAAGAAGCCGAGCAGCTAATAAAAGAATTAGAATTTGATCAAGTTTTTTATAAACCTAAAGGAATTGAAGATGAATAGATATAAAGTAGCAGTTTCTTATGAAGAAGGTTTTACTTTTGAAGTTGATGCTAGAAGTAAACAAAAAGCAGAAAAAGTTGCAAAAGAAATGATAAATGAATTTGCAGGTGTTAATAAGATTGATGATCAAAATGTCAACACTGTTCATAGAGACTGGCAAATTTGTGAGGTTGAATATGAATTCTAAACTATATGAAGACCTAGCAATGCAGTTTTACGATAATAACAAAAATCATCGTCACTATAATTATTTATATCGTGGACTTGAAGAAGAAGTTAATGAAGTAATTAACTCAACTAATGATAAAGATACTGTTGAAGAATTAGGTGACGTATTATGGTATGTAACTGTAATTGCTAGTAAGATGGGAGTTAGTTTAGAAACTCTTATGAGACAAAATTATTATAAACTAGAAAGACGTCAAGTTGTTGGAAAATAACAATAAAAATTACCTGACGTTAAAGAACAATTAAAGGAGCTATTATGATAGCACTTATTGATGGTGATGTATTATTTTATATGGCTATGTGGGAGGCAGAATCTAAAGAACATGCTAGAGAAAACTTTGATAGTTTGTTCACATCTATAACAGAATCATTATTTGTAGATGACTATGCTATGGCAATTGGAAACAATGAAGGTAGCAATTTTAGATACGATATTTATGACAAATATAAAGCAAATCGTACTAAATCAAAATCAGAAAGACCAGAGTGGTTTTACGATTTGAAGTCAAACATTGTAAATGATTACGATGGATGTATATTTGCTGATTACTGCGAAGCTGATGACCTGATACGAATTTGGGCTAACCAAATTGAAGATTATATTGTAGTTAGTGTAGATAAAGACTTAGATTGTATAGAGGGAAAACATTATAACCCTAGAAAAGATCTTATATACACTATACAAGAAGAAGACGCCAATTATAACTATTGGAAACAAATAATTATGGGTGATTCTACTGATAACATTCCTGGAGTTCCTGGAATTGGTCCAAAGAAAGCTGAGAAGCTTCTTTTAGAAGAACCCCCTGCTGTAGCAGCTTGCAAGGCTTATGAAAAGCATTATGGCGAAGAAGGCTATAACTACTTGCTAGCAAATGGAAAATTAATACATATATTAAGAACACCTACAGACTACTTTAATTTCTCAAGGACACAATATGATCAAGCAATATGTGGATGATCTAGGGCATTGGGAATGGTCTGGTCATAAATTTCACCCTGCTGATTATTTTGGTTTTGTCTATTGCATAGAGAATAAGAAAGATAAGACTTTTTATATAGGTAAAAAACAATTTTACCATCATGGAAAGAAAAAGTCTAGAACTTATGGCAAAGAGATGAGTTGGAGATGTTATGTAGGTTCTTCTAAACATTTAAAGGAAGATATTAAAAAACACGGAAAGAAACATTTTAAATTTGATATGATAGATCTTTATAGATCAAGAGGTGGTTTGTATTATGCTGAAGCATATTTACAGATGGCAACAGGTTGTATGATAGATTATAAACAAGAGAGCACAGGAGAGGCTAGATATTATAATCGACAAATTGCTGCTATTAGGTTTAGACCTACTGAAAATCCTACAAAGAAAACAACATCTTATATCAATAAAGTAAAAAAGAGGTATTAAATGAAAATTTCTCCAATAGCTCCAGCTTTGTGGCTAGCTGCAATGTTTTCTTTAGCAGTAGGATTAATTGATTATGTATTAGGTTACAACTTATTTGATCCTATTATTGCTGTTATTTGTTATTTGTTCTTTCAAGAATTAAGTAAGTTTATAGCAGAGTTAACAATGGAAGACGAGAATGGGCAGAATAGTAAATCGTAATCAACCTTGTGAAAAATGTGGAAGCAGTGATGCCAAACAAATATATGAAGATGGATCTGCTTTTTGTTTTTCATGTAGACAAAATTCTTTAGCCCCAAGAGAGGGTATAATAATGCCAGATAATAAAAACTGGTCTAGTAAGTTGCGAGAAGTTGAACATGACTATTCTACTCGCGGTTTTAAAGAGCGAAATGTGTATAAGGAAGTATCTAAACATTATGGTGTCAAAATTTCTTACGATCTTGACGGTAATATTGATAGTCATTATTATCCTTACTTCAACGGCTCACAATTGGTGGGCTACAAAGTCCGAAAACTACCCAAAGACTTTACCTCCATTGGAAAACTTAACGGTGGAATCTTTGGACAACAACTATACTCATCAGGAAAAAGAATAGTTATAACAGAAGGCGAACTAGATGCTATGGCAGTGCAATCTGCATGGTATAAAAAATATAAGACCTTTTATCCTGTTGTAAGCTTAAGAAGTGCTAGTTCAATAAAAGATTTAATTGAATGCAGAGACTACTTAAGAAACTTTGATGAGATAGTATTATGGTTTGATAAAGACGAAGCAGGTGAGATTGCTACAAAAGAAGCAGCACGTATAATCGGTTATGACAAAATAAAAATAGTTACTTCCGAAGAAAAAGATGCTAGTGATTTGTGGATTAAATCTCCTGACGAAGTCTTAAAATGTATTTATAATGCAACAGAATACACACCTGCAGGTATACTTAGTAAACAACAACTGTGGGAACAACTTGAACGTTACAATGAAATTGAATCTGTTCCTTACCCTTCCTTTATGGAGGGGTTAAATGATAAACTAAAAGGCATGAGATTTGGTGAAATTACTTTATGGACTTCTGGTACAGGCAGTGGTAAATCTACTTTATTAAGAGAGATAGCAGTACACTTGTTAGAGAATACAGAAGATAAAATAGGTATTATTTCACTCGAAGAATCACCTGCTGAAACTGCTAGAAAAATGGCAGGGATGGCTATTAGTAAAAATCCAGCAAATGAGGAGATACCTTTAGATGAACTTAAGGTGGGATTTGATAATATTTTTGGTGATGATCGTGTTATGGTTCTTGACCATCAGGGTAGTATTTCAGATGGGTCTATTATGGATTTTCTTGAGTACATGTGCCTTAGTGGGTGCAAGTATTTATTTGTGGATCATATCACCATATTGGCTTCCGAAGGTACTGAAGGCCTTACAGGAAACGAAGCAATAGATAAGATTATGAATGACCTTTTAAGATTAGTTAAAAAACATGAAGTTTGGATTGGTCTTATTAGTCATTTACGTAAAACAGATAATAAAGGAAAAAGTTTTGAGGAAGGTAAATTACCGTCAATGGACGATATTCGTGGTTCAGGTTCTATTAAACAAATTAGTATGGACATTATCGCTTTTGCTAGAAATGTTGGGTCGGACACTGTTGACGAGCGCAACACTATTAAAACAAAAGTACTTAAGTGTAGATACACAGGTTTAACTGGACCATCTGGAACTCTTTATTATAACTTTGATACAGGAAGATTAAAAAAGGGATCTGATGAATTCGAGAAACAAAAAGAAATCACAATATGATATGGATGAACAACATTTAGTTCAATTATCAATAATATGTCAGCTTCTAGATTCAGGGGCTGACATTTCTCAAATTAATCCAAATATACAACATTATTTAACAGGTATGGCAGAAGAATTACAAGAAGAAGATGACGATATTTTTGATTCTATTTATTATTATGCTGATACTTTTTTTAATATTGTAAACAAAAATGAAAGGATGCTACATTGAAAGCAGAATTTGACAGACTAAAAGGAAAAGGTTATACAGATGAAGCCTTTCATAAATATATAAATAATCCAAATGTTAAAGGAATATTTACACCTAAAGAATTAACAGAGTTAAAAAATCTTTGGAATGGTCAACCTCCTATAACAGTTAAAGAAGTTATAATTGAAGAACCTATAATCAAAAAAAATGATTACAAAGATATGAATAAAGATGAATTAGACGAACATTCTATTAATACTTACGGAATTGATTTAGACAAAAGATTTTCAAAACAAAAAATGATTGAAGAGCTTGAGGACAAGTTAAAAAAACAACATCCTCTAGGTTACAATCACGAAGAATAATTGACTTACCATTTATAATAAAGGGGAAATAAAATGGATCCATACCAAAGCTTTATCCATCTGTCTCGTTATTCGCGTTATCTAGATGATTGGAATCGTCGTGAAACGTGGGATGAAACAGTAGATCGACTTATTGGTTTCTGGCAAGAGCAAGTTGGGGATAACACCTTAACTAAAGAAGAATTTAATAAAATAAAAAAATCAGTGTATAATCACGAAGTAATGCCTTCAATGCGATCTATGTGGTCAGCAGGTAAAGCATTAGCACAAAATCATTTCAGAGGTTATAATTGTAGTTTTGCAGCTATTAATCATCCAAGAGCATTTGATGAAATACTTTTTATACTAATGGCAGGTACTGGTGTTGGCTTTAGTGCCGAAGCCAAATACGTCAACAAACTTCCTATAATTAATGATGCTTTTGTTAAAACTGAAAGAATCATTCAAATAGAAGACTCTGCTGAAGGTTGGGCTAAAGCTTTAAGAAAACTAATAGCAGACTTATATTTAGGAAATATACATGAATGGGATTATAGTAAGGTACGTCCAGAGGGCGCACGACTTAAAACTATGGGTGGACGCGCTTCTGGTCCGCAACCACTTGTGGATCTTTTTGACTTTGTAACTAAAACATTTAAAACTGCAGCAGGTCGAAAATTACGTCCGATTGAAGTACATGATATTGTTTGCAAAATAGCAGAAATAGTTGTAGTCGGTGGTGTTAGACGTTCAGCGCTTATATCAATGTCAGATCTTAGTGATCCTGAAATAAGAGACTCTAAGTCTGGTCGTTGGTGGGAAACAGAAGAACAAAGAGCATTAGCTAACAACTCTGCAGTATATGACCAAAAACCTTCTATGAATGTGTTTATGGAAGAGTGGGTTTCTTTAATGAAATCAGGTTCAGGCGAACGTGGAATATTTAGTCGTTATGGTGCTCAAAAACAAAACAATGATGGTCGTAGAGATTCTACTCAAATTGAGGGTTCAAATCCTTGCGCTGAAATACTCTTAAGGTCAAATCAGCTATGTAACTTATCTGAAGTTATTTGTAGAGAAAATGACACAGAAGAAGATCTTGCAGATAAAATTAAAGTTGCTACTATATTAGGTACATTGCAGTCAATGTTAACTGACTTTAAATATGTACGAAAAGTATGGCAAAGAAATTGTGAAGATGAGAGACTACTAGGGGTTTCTTTAACAGGTATTCAAGATTGTAGAGTACTAAGAAATCCAGATCCTGCAATGCTACGTAGATTAAAGCAAGTTGCAGTAGATACAAATAAAGAATATGCTGAGAAGCTTGGAATAAAACCTTCTACAGCAATAACAACAGTTAAACCAAGCGGTACAGTTTCACAGCTAGTAGATAGCAGCAGTGGTATACATGGTAGATTTTCTCCTCATTATATAAGAGCAGTAAGACAATCTAACAACGATCCATTAACGGAAATGTTAAAAGATCAAGGTGTACCCAATGAAGCTGATTTAATGAATCCTTTAAAGACAACAGTCTTTTATTTCCCAGTAAAGTCACCATCAGGTGCTACATTGGCTAACGAACAAACAGCTATACAGCAGTTAGAAAATTGGCTTAAGTTTCAAGAAAATTGGTCAGAACATTCTGTTTCAGTAACTATTTATGTTAAAGAAGACGAGTGGATGCAAGTTGGTGATTGGGTGTATAAACACTTTGATCAAATAACAGGTATTAGTTTCTTGCCTTATTCAGAACATACTTATCAGCAAGCACCTTATACTGCTTGTTCTGAACAAGATTGGATTAAGGCTGTTAAAGCTATGCCGATAGTAGACTATTCGTTACTCCCTAATTATGAGTTAGAAGACAATACTGAGGGAGCACAAACATTAGCGTGCGCAGCAGGGGGTTGTGAAATATGATAGCTTATTTAAAATGGTGGAAAAATCTTTATGTTAACCAAGATAAAAGTAAACACCGTATTTATACTGGTAGATACGAAGATTTATGTATGTAATAAACTATGCTAGATATTGGTGGTTTAGTTTGGTGGCAATGGTGGCTGTTAATAATGGTCACCATTAACACAGGTTTAAATACTATTACTTTTTTTAAACATAAAAAAACTAGTAGACAAGGTAAAAAAGAAATACCTGACGTTAAAGAACAATAAGGTGCAATATGATAAAAGAATTCGTATTAGTAATAAGTTTATGGGGCAATGATGGTCTTCAATGGATTTATACTGGAAATCAATATGTTATGAAAGAAAAGTTTACAATAGAGCAATGTAAAGTTATTATTGATAGTGATAATTGGGAAACATATCAAGAAAATCCGTATTATAAATTACAGTTTGATTGTTTTCATAAAGATGCAAATATAGATAAGGAATAGTAAATGGATAGTCCAAGAGAATTAGCAGAAATAGAAGCAAAGAAAACGTTTGAAGGTTTTATTAAGTGGTCAAAAGTTAGTTTTTATTGGATAATGGCTATCTTAGTTATATTAGCGGCTTGTGACTTTGGCACTGATAAAAAGACAGGTAGTCAATATAACGGTGCAGTATATGAACCAAAAAATATAGGAAAAGATTAATGTGGGCTTTAGTATGGTTACAATTATTAGCTAATGACGGTGGAGTTAATTACTATCATTTAGGAACTTATGGTAATAAAGATGTATGTGACAAACAATTAGAAAATGCACTTATATTAGTAGAGAGTTCAAATGAAGGATTAGCTTGTTTAGAGTTATCAAGGAGTAAATAATGAT